ATCGTTTATATTTGATGTTGACATCTTTGTAGGATAAACTTGAACACGGTTACGAACGGGATTACCTTCTTCCGTACTGTAAATAACATCTTTCGTTTCAAGACCGTATACTGTATTTGCACGATCAGGAATCAATGTTATGCCTTGACCTTGAGGTTGTTTGCTTAAAGTTATAACTTTAGTCGTGTTGTCCACCCAAACTACCTTGATACCTGTATCTGATGCAAGAGTTGTCTTAACCTCTGCACCCATAAAGTATACTAAATCAGGCAATGTCTCGCTATCGGTTGTTGCGGTTATACCTAAAGCAGTAAGATCAATTGTCGTATCAGTATGATTATAAAGAGTTGACAACTCCCATTTTTTACCATAACTTGTAACAACATCGTTATTGTTGTGGCTGTATAGGCGAACAGTACCACGGTCACCACCATCGATATAGTATGAAGCACCATATTTTACAATGTGGTGACTGTTTGTTCCGTATGTTTGATCTTGTTGCTCATTGTCACCTAAAGTAAGATCTGAGCCGCCGCCCCATATGTTGTATGTGATCGGCAATGTTGCGTTACCAAGAGATGCAATCTTCAACTGATTCGATGCTCTTAGGTGATGTACTCGTACCCATCGTGCTTCACCGTTACCGATTGGAACATATGCAAGGAACAATGCACCTACCGCACCATACCACGAGAATTCAATTTTAAGCATCGTTACTTTAGTGAAGTCGAAGTTGTACAGACTATTTTGCTGTTCTGAAACACCTTCAGATTCGAGATAGTTAGCACCTGGTCTAGCTGTCTTACCATCAAAGGTTGTTGCTATATCACTGAATACTCTATTTCTTCTACCTGAAGCAGTTCGACTTTTGAAATTACCTGCGCTCCCTTTAATACCATCAAGTGCATCATGACTGAATCGTGAACGAGGCACACGATACTCATAAACACCCCAGTACTCTGGCTTAACATTATTCTTAATCCAGTTTACATATTCTGGATAGAAGTTTACATTATCGATCTGGGATCTAATAACATCAACACCACCATTAGTGACCGCTCCAACAGTTTTTTGTGGGTCTGTCGCTGTATTAATAAAGCCTATGTATTTTTCACCTAGTTCTGTGCTTGTGAGATCATCTTCAGTGGCATACATATATGGGAACATAGCACCTTTAGGTACTCGTATTGTATCAAATGCGGCGGCACGATTATTAAATACTCTTTGACCAGTGCCGGCATTAAGATTATCAGTGCTTGCACTATTAGTAAGAGTAGCTACTGTGGTATCGATTTCTGAAGTATAATCAACAACTCCAATTGTTCCATGTGTATCATAATCTTTCGGGAAAATAAATGGAACAACAGTTTCAATATAGAATGTGTCGATGTCAGTACTGATATTAGTTAATGCAACTGGTGGTTTACCTGCACCACCTTCTTTCAATAACTTAAACTCGTTACCTTTAGGTCCTATAACACGACTTACTCTTAACACTTCACCCTTTTTGACTTTTTGTGCTGAACCACCAGACTGAATAGGAATTTCAGTAGCATCACCAGTCCAACTAAGTTTAACGTGCTGACCAAAAGTAACACTACCCTTAACAATTTTAAATACAGAGGCTGTTACTGGAGAGGTTCCCACATCTCCCAAAGTTACAATTGCTTTAATTTTTTCTGCTTCTTTTAGAAGAGATGGATCATATACAGCACCATGAACATGAATCAATCCATCACGAAGAGCAACTAAGTTACCTGGGAAGCCCTTAGAGCCAGTTTCGCAAGATTTAGTATTTTCTTGTTCGAAGTTATTGACAATTAATTTTGCTAATGAACCAGAATCGCCTGCAACTTTGTCACGAATTGTAGCCGCAACATAACCAGGTAATCCAAATTGATCGATAGCTTCAAACAACTCTATTTTTAATATTTTTCTAAGGTGTTCGTGTCTATCTGGTTCTGATAATCCAAGAAGACCATCTACACCAATTTCTCTTTGAGAGTATACTGACATACCAGTTCCTCGTAAAAACATAGAAGCATTGTATGTCGTTTCTGCATCACCACCACCAATCGCATCATTCTTGTATCCATCAATAATATAACCAACATCTCTCTGACATTTGTTGGCTATGATTTCTTCAAGAATGTCATCAGCCGCACCATTATTGTTTGCTCCTAGATACGTTTGTCCAAGTGGAAGAAGACCAGTAGTTGTACTGTCTGAACTAGTTCCTTCAGTTGGTGCTGTATATACTATTGTCTCACATACTGTACCACCAGTCAAAGCAGTATTACCATTAGCTACAAATGTTTGACCAACAAACGGACTTGATCCTGCACCCACGCTAGACAAGTTTCCACCAGTAGCCCTGATAGTATATTTTCTACCAGAAACTAGTGATGCACCTGTAGTTATAGTGTCTTTCTTAGCTGTTACATAGTATGACCAGAAGTTTCTCTTAACATCAAAGAAAGTTTCTAATGCGTCTCTTGTTCCATATGTGATACCAGATGTTTGTGGTGCAAATGTATCAGTATTAAAAGCCGCAAGAGTAATATCTGTTAAGCCAGTGTCTGCATCACCTGGGTCTTCATCAGTACCAGAAAGTTTTGCTTTTGCGGCCGCTGAGAATGGTAGCGATAATGTTACAGTGCCAGTACCTGCGCCAGCACCATCATAGCCAGGGAAAACACCGCCTGCAAAAAATGCATTGTGTATTTCTTGGTGAATTTTTAGTTCAAATTCACTAATCTTAGGAAAAACTCCAACACTTGTGCCAGTCCATGCATTTGCACCACTAGTGATTAGAGTAAAGTTAGTTGTATTCCATTTGGTGTGTGCGTTACCACCATATTTCATGTCGAGTAGATAGTTATCAATCCAGTAATCTAGATCACGCTTACACTTAGCTTCCATCTGTGCGGCAGTAAGCAAAGTAAGACCATCACTTGCCGCAAGATTAAATGCGGCGGCTAAATCTTCATAAAAATTATGAGCATGACTTCCGGCGCTTCTACTAAGAGTCTTATTAGAAGTTTTAGCACTTTCAACAACAATGTCCGTATCATCAGCGTCAGCCGTGTAGGCAGCCGTAACTTTGTTCAACACATCATCAATGAATTTGTATCTATTGTCTTGAAGAATTTGTCTATCAGATAAAAGTTCACCAACAAACTCTGCTTTTTCTGGTGCCCCCAAACCAACTATTCTATAATCATCAATCTGAGTAGCAGGTACATCGGCAGTTGGGTTCTCTCCTCTTAATGGAGTAGAGTCAGCAGAGTCTACTGCTTTTACACCATATGGGCTTATTGGATTGTATGCTAGAGATTGTGTTCTTCTTACAGCAGTAAAGTTATCATCTACTCCACTATTTCTAGTTTCCCAGTAATAACCATCGTATTTGTCATAGATGCCGTACTTACGAATAACTGGATTCTCTGCAAAATCGGCTTCTGAAACAGAACTTCTAATACCAAATGTAGCCGCAGATACACGACCAGGCTGATATCTGAAGAAACGCTTTGATGTGAGTACAGCAATTTTGTTTCGTGATGCTTCTACAAGGGCGCCGGCTTCTGTAGGAAGATGCTTAATACCATCTCCACTAACATGATATGCAGGCTTCATTGACCACTCAGATGGGTTAACATCATAAGTGTTTACATCAGCAAAAATACCAAGTGCAATCTCTGCTCTAGGAATACCTAGCAAAGAAAGAGCAACTTCTGATTGAACTTTATTCTGTTCAACTACAGGAATAGCAGTTTGATCCGAAGCCATCACCACTGGAATAGATTTTGCCGCTAATTGTGCGCCAGGTGTTACTGGGGTCGTTCGACCTACATTAACTACGCTTGCATTTTGGTTTACATTTGTAATACTTGCCATTTCTTTTCCCTATTTAATAAGCCCTTGTGCCATCACAAAGTCGTCTATTATATTTAGTGTTCCGCCAGATGCAGAGGCGCCCCCATTTTTCTGTCCTATAATGTCGTCTGTCGCAGTAGCATCGTATGGTATGAAGTTACTGCTACCACTCAAGCCTGCTTGTGTAGAGTGTGGAGTAACACTCATATTAGTATATGTTGTTCCGAAGTACTCACCAAAGTATCTAATGATTACCTTTTTAGTTGTTGCTGTATCTGGTTGTATGTCTACAATTATACCGAAATCTTTAAGAGTTGATCCAGTTTGGAATGTACCATGATTGTCTACAGTAACCGCTCTACCAACTGCAAGATGTTGAAAGTTTTGAACAGTTACTTTGAAGTCTCTATAAACTCTATTAGTATTCATAATCGCTGACATATTACCTGAATCGACATTTGCGTCAGTACCATCAGCGTTTTTACCTAAATGATCCAAGCCTTGAGCGTCAAAATAACCACCACCTACAATCACGGCTTGCTCAGTACCATTAGCAAGAGTATAACCCCAGAATCCCTGATCTGTTATATCACCAACTCTTACTGCATTTCTATAACTCGCTGAATAGGCAACACCTACATGATAAGAATTAAATGGATGTATTCTACCAGAAGTACTATCTGTAGCACTTTGCTTAACTCTACTGTTGTATAAATCTGTTAAATGCCCACGAGTATAATGTAAACTAGTCAAAGCCTGAGCATTTGTATTATCGATCTGATACTGGAACTGCCCGTTTTCTGGAAGAACTGGTTGACCATCTACTGACCCACCTGAATAATTTGTAATAGAAATCTTTGGCTTAACTCCAATAGTTACACCTTGAGTTGGTATTGCAACAGTATTTTTATAGCCCACAAACTCATCAGGTGTTACTGTGCCTGTTGTTGGCGCATCGCCACCCCCTTGAGCCGATTTTTTAACTAGTGTTTCTCCATTATATGTGAACTGTACGCCAGTCTTGTTAACAGCCGCACCTGCTCTAGTCCAATCTGTTGCGGTAGCGGCATCAGCACCAAGATCAACAATAGTATATTTCTGACCAGTTACTAAAGCTACATTACTTGCCGCAGATGAGGTTATAGAAAATGCTTGATCGTTAATATCTTTGGCGCCGGGCCCAATTATATGACCATAGAACTCTTCAGCAGTATCGTCAGGCGAATCTGCGGCAGGTTTATATTTTCTTACCATGTTTGCTCTGAATATAATTTCTGGAGTGCCGACTGAACTCTGAGTCAAGTCAAATATTTCTCCATTTTCTTGATACGCAAACACATCACTATGTACAGGAGTTCCACCTTGTAACTGTTGTGTTATTCTACTTCTTAGAATATTAATAGAATCATATTCGCTGTTAAGAACATCTGGAGTAGACAAGAACTCATTAGCAGGTCCCATCATAACATTAGGGCTACTAACTAAGAATGTTGCTCCATATATAAACAAACCAGAACCACAATTCTTGATTACATTATTAGCAATAACAGAACCACCTTTAGTTACAGAGGCGTCTATTGGATCAGTGAAGTTTTTAAATATATTACCATTGACCATAGTATTTTCGCCGTCATCAATGACTAGCGGACTTCTACTAGGAAGTCTATCACTTACGCCACTATTCGATACTTCACTATTGATCATTTTAAGATCAATTGGGCTACTTGCGTAAACACCATCACCTGCTATGTTTTCAAATATGCAGTTGTCAATCAATACATTAGAAGATGCTACATCAAAATTTACAAATGTATTTATTGATAAACCACCACTATCATTCAAAAGATATTGGTTTCTATTATTACCATCAAAAATCAATCCAACCAAAGATACATTCTTACAAGCACCTGGGTTAGATGTTCTTAGAATTGGAGTAAACGCACTAGCTTCATTTGGATTTGGATAGGTACTCCAAGGCAACTTCTTAATTTTAGTAACGCCCGGAACACCAATAAGACCAAAGTCATCTGGTATTGCTATACTGCTTACATTGTAAGTCTTAGCGTTAAATTGTACACGTTTAGTACCAATACCAGTTGCAGATTTATCAGATATAGCACTTTCAATTAGTGCAGTATTATTATGTGCTATATACGCATTATTCTGTTGTGGGTGACTAATTCCGTTTATGAAAACAGAATTACTGCCAAAGACGATATCAAAGTTATCAGTGTTTTCAACAATCTCCGTAATTGTAAGATCAGCCCAGCCTGCATATGTAGTTGTTATAGTTTCATCACCAACCAGTGTTGCAGGGAAGTGTGTCAGTAATCTTTCTCCAGTCTCTGGATCGGTTTCTATATAAGAATTATCCAACTCATTTTTACCAGACCAAGAAACATAATCAAATGTGTAATAATCGATAAAAGTTCCACCACCAGTAGGTAAATCTTTAGGGCCCAAAACACTTATCAGTTTAAATGCTCCTGAAGTCCCAACTCTGCGATATACTAATATACCATCTGTACTTGCTTTAGTAATCGACAACGAAAGAAAGTTGTTTAAGTTGAATGCATTATAAATGTCATTTTGAGAGGTTTGTTCTGTAGCATTACTGGTGGTGAATGTAATACTTTGTGTTGCTTCTCTTTGACCAATTTGCCCTGTCGCTAGATTAAATGGTGCTATTTTGTATTGAAACTCTAGTGTATTAAAACTACCAACAGTTGTAGTAAAACCAGTTGATGAAATAGCCCCCAAAGCAGTAGCGGCCGCAGATGGGGCTGAAGCATCAGTTGGATTACAACCATAGACTCGTAGAACTTGACCATCTCGAAAGTTACTTTTGTGTGTATTAGAAACTCTAATAGACCTTGATGTGGTGCCGCTATCGCCTCCTATTGGATTCCAAACACCAAGAACATCTTGAACACTATCTGCTACATCTCCACCATCAAATGAATTACTATATTTATTGAACTCAGTTGGAAATATTGTTTCTAGTTTGCTCTGGATTTCGCTGTCATTGAAAAACTTATTAACCAAGCCCTCCTGAATCATATCAGTATTAACAAATATTTCTGATGGAATTGGATTGGGAATACCCTCTGGTTGATTTATGGCGTTTCTTACCTTTAATCTATATGCTCCATCTAGAAATTGAAGACCACTGTAGTACATATGATTTGAAATCTGAGCATTATTTGTAATAGCATCAGGCGCATCGTCAAGATTCGCATACTTCATCACATCTTTCAATTCAGAGTAAGAATTATTAAAGAAAATCTTACCTGCTTGCAAGTTATTATTTGTGAGGGTTGCCTGCGAGTTAATAGCAGTAATGATATTACCTCGATTGGTTTCAGTATTAAGTTTAGATAAACTTAAAACATAATTAGAAACTGTATCAGCATTAACACTTCTACTCGTTGAGTTACCTGCGTCATCAACAATAGCAAATATATCACCATCTGTGAGGTTAGTAGTTGCTGTTAAATCTGTAAACTTCTTAGCCATTCTTAATTGTCCTTGATATTAATGCTTTATTTATAGTTTAGTCTGATATTCTTTTCCAAATATACACTACTTGGTATGGCGGTAAGTTGTTATGTGACTGTCCTATAGTCACTGCTTGAACTCCAGTATCAGTCTCTCTTCCATACACTTTACCACTATACTGGTATCTGTGTGCATCTGCATCCGAGCCAGGACCCTGCGCTCTATCTAAACCAACATCTGAAATAGCAGAGTTAGAGTCATTATAGAGATAGAATTGTTCGTCATTCCAACCTACATTGCTGTGAATATGATCAGGAATATGTTCCGTGTCTAGAATCTCTCTAGTATTGCCACCAGTTGTATCAGCACCGTTTGTTGAAAATCTGGAATTTTTAATATGTACACCATTTACAGTGACATCTATGTCGGGGTGAGTAGCATCATCTCGCACATCAGAACTCATTAGTAGTGTTATAGTAGTTCCAACAATATTAGTAACTGTTGCAGTTCCATTTGCAGGGAGATCAACATTATAACCACTAATATTTGAGTATGACCCATCGCCAATGCTAAAATCTAGTACATCTCCAACAGAAAACGGAACTCTATTGTCTCTATTTGCATCCACAGACCCGTTAGTTTTGTTAAGGTGTGCAGATACCACAGTAACTTCAACTGTTCTTCTTTGCCCAGCCAGTACTTTTAAAGTGTCGAGTAGCGACCCGGAATCGTGACCAATTAAAGTTCGACCTTCTGCATATCTTTCCCAAGTACCAAATCCTAAACCACCAGACGCTCTTGAACCGTTTGGGCTTACATTGCTTGTTGTTGTGTATAGTGAACCGACAGGGTATACTGCTTGCAAAACGGCAGTGATGCCAGCCTCAGATAACGTGTCAGCAGTACCTGCAAATGTTTTGGCTGAAGCATCGAGAACTTTATCGTTATTGCCACCCGGATCATATACATCACCATACAGATCACCAGTTATACCTGCAGAAGATGATATTGTTGTGAATGCACCAGATAGTGGATTAGTATTTCCTATTCTAACTCTATTAAGTGTAGAGTTTGTATTATTAGTCCCCAGAACAACCAAGTCTGTAAAATTACCAGTGCTTGCTGTATTTGCTCCAATTGGAGTGTTGTCTATAGCACTAATACCACCACCCTCAACAACTAATGTTGTAAATGCACCAGTACTTCTATTACCGGCGGCACCTGCTCCCATACTAACTCCAATAATTCCACCAGATAACATTGTTGAAGATATTGTTGCCGCAATATTTCCTACAGAAGTTATTGCACCACTCGCTCCATCAATGTCTATAGCAAAATCACCTTTACCAATTTGTAAATTTGAGTGATCAGCATCAGTCTTTATATGCCAAGTAGAAGTTTCTCCACTTCCTTGAGTAAACTGTATTCTAGCTGTTTCATCAGCAGAACCTTGCGCTGTCGATATTTGATTTACAAACAATGCACCATGAACATCAAGATTTGAGTCTATTTCTACTTCACTAGCACTATCAGTCTTGATAATCTTATCTACAGTAATGATATGTCCTGATTCTAGAGTAATGTTACCATTCAGCGCAATATTACCTTCATTATTATCGCCCGCAGTGCCTGCATTAGTCATAGTTACGGCTTTACCCATCCCTGCGCCTATTGCGTTAGTGACATCTCGCCACTGACCAAATGTAGTTGAATTGTTTATCGTAGATATTGATACACTCATTTTTTAATCTCTTTAACAGTTTTTTGTAATAGGTCCATAGCAGTTTCTAATTTTACAATTCTCTGCTCTAATCCTTTAATGTATTTATCTTGTTTATGCTTGACCACAGCTTGCTTATAAGCAGAAATGTCGGTGTTAACTGCACCGACTCCGCTTTTAGATGTAACAAATTTGTCGATCTCCACTATGTTACCGCCACCGCATCAAATCTATCAATTATTGGGAAAAGATTAATATCGGGTGTGATACTATTCAGGTCAGGGGAATCTAGTTCATCGCTAGTGCTATGTCTCAATACAAATCTTAACTGGAATGATGTGTACTCAGGTGGAGTCGCCCCTTCATTTAAACTATACTCATAGTGTCGATAATCATTAGGGTTACTCAGATTAGAATACTCTTCTGGGTTAGCCAAAATAAGTTTGTTATCCACAAAATTTGTTTTAGAATCTGGATTACTATTTCGTCTAAATCTAGCATATACATCAATCATTGTGCCAGCAGGTCTAAACGCATCAATGAAAACACTTAGCCCAACAGCAGGTAAAGCGTTTTCTAACATTACTTCTCTAGAAATCCAATTAGATGTAGTATTTCCATTAGAGTCATTAGTAATATCAACTTGAACAGCACACATTCCAGTCAGTTCTGTGTCTAGTACAGGCGAAACAGAACTCATTCCTTTATTAGACAAAGTTGCTCTGATTCTAAAGTCTTCTTTAAATGTTCCACCACTTCTTAATTGCTCACTCTTGCTTATAATACTACGCATACCACCAAAGCCATATACATACTCACCTGATGAAATTGGCTTATCAATCACATAATTTTCTGAATCATTCTTTTCAAATAACTCTAACTTAGACCCAGTATTAATTGTATTATCGATTGCGACTTTAGGCTCAAAATATGATAGCTTGAAAGTATCTGTACTTGTGATTTTTGCTTCAGCCCCAGTTCTCACAGACCTAATAATCTGCGTGTTAGGCCTAACTGTTCCATTGTAATTTTGCGGATTAGCCGGCAAAGTACCTGCAACAAACACATCACCCTGTTGCGGGTTAGAGCCTGCTCCAACATCTTGCCATGCGGCAGTATGACCCGCACTATCACCAAGTGTTACAATAGTGTATGTTGTTCCAGTAGCTATTTGATTAAAATTCTGAGATGCATTGTTGTCTATAAAGTTACCTGCTTTTGCAGAACTTTGTTTTAGATGTAACTTACTTGGATCGGCAGAACTGTAATGTGAGACTATGCCGGCAACAACGAGACTGACTTGTACAGACACACCGCCTTCGGCAGTAATTGGTGGATAAGGAGAATCTAGTGTAAATGTACCACCATCACTCTGTCCAGAAACTATTCTAGCAACAACTTTATCTGATACAGTACTATCAGAAGCCTGCACAAGAACATAGTCGCCTTCATTAAGTGCAATAGTGCCTGCGCCAGGAGTCAGTATAGTAGGCGCATTGTTATCATCAAGGCCGCCACCTATTGTCATAGGGTATACTGTGTTTGCTGGGTTTGTGACATACACGAGTTCATCATTCTCAAAATGAATAATGTCAGATGTTCCTGTGGCTCTTGCATTGTCTCTTATGGTTAAAAACTCTACATCATCAGGAATCAGATCAACCGTTCCGTTAGTAGTACTAAAGTCACATCTATTAATTACAAATTTCAAATCTTCATCTACATTAGGCTTCCATGAACTATCGTTTGTTGATACGAATAATTTACCATCACCCCAATCACTTACTGACGATTCAACTACAGCGGTATTCAACTTAGATAAACTAGGGTTACCTACCTTAGATGTGAATAGCACATACTGCGGAGCGTTTGCATTTGGTTTAATAGTAAATGCATACTCAGTATCGGTTCTCAATTTAACTGGATTATCGAACTTAAACTTTGTTGCTTGAGTTCCGTTGACTGATGACACAAGAAGCGGATCAAACTGAGATAATGTTTTGCTTGCAAATGGTAAAATATTTTTAGATGGATATCCATCTATGACTTCTCTTATCTGTAGTGTGACTCCAAAATTGGAACTAACCGTTCTAAAATAAACATCAATATCATTAATATATGCAAATCGTGAATTACCAGTCGAAGCAGATTTGATTTTGAATGTTTGTGCAATAGGATCGCTTCCACTAGATCCGAATGTTCTATCTGGTTCAGCACTCTCCATACCACTAATAAATGTAGTAAATGTGCTGCCGTTATGAGTAACTTCTTTGGAGAAACTGTTTGCTCCTTCTAGAGGTCTGGTGCTATAACTTAATTCCCTTCCATCAAAATTATTTCCTCTAAATGCAACTTTAGCATAAGATGATGAAAAATCTTTTATGTCATCGTATGTAGCCACATCAGCTATTTCTAAAAAGTTGAATCCATCTGCTATAACTGTTTTACCAGGAATCAGAGCGGTGGCTCTAAGCACTCCATATTTATCAGTGAACAACTCATAAGCGGCACCAGGAGTAAGGCTGACTTCCGTATTTTGATCTAACATGACTTGATCATGTGCATTCCATCGTTTATCAGCCTTTACTCCGTTTCTGTATGCCGAGTTAGTGTTCTCAAGACCTTGTTTTATATTGATCAAATTTTCTGCTTTTTTATCGAAATATACATAATGTCGTGCATTTGGTCGTAAACCAGTTGCAAATATTTTTATTCCCTGAGGGGCAACAAATGGAATAAATATATGGGTTGATATTTTCTTACCAAACAGATCAGAGGTTGATCCATAGGGGAAGTAAGCTAATACACTCTCATGAGGGTCTGCTCCTACATCCCTTTCATCGACTTCTACAAATGCTGTTTCCTTTGTCTTAAATACTCGTGACTGTAGATCAGAAATTAATTTATTGGCTGCTACTTTGTTATAGTTTGCCGCATTGGGTTCGACAAATGTTTGTATATACTCCATTTGTGCCTGATAAGGGATAGACAAGTCAACAGTAGAGTCTGCATAAGGATTATTAAGATAGTCAACATCTGAACTAAATCTAGGGTACATATCAGCTTCACCATCATATTTGTAGGTGTTTGTGACAGTATTTCTAGTATCAGTTGCATATGGCTGAGAAACAACAGGCACCGTTTGTGCATTGGGTGCTAGTGTAATCACTTCTGTAAACGCATCTGAAGTAGCTGTAGTGGAAACATTTGAAAGTGTTGATCTATCAGCTTTCAAATTTATGTTATAGCGATTTACGGCAGGCATCAAAACACCATCGCCCCCAATGGCTGAACGATATAATGGATCAAGTATATCAGATCCTTTAAAGTCATTAAAGTTGTCAGTTAATATGGCGTTTTTAAATCTATGTCCAGTATCATTTGCGATTACAATATTATTGGCACGATCTTCAGCAGATGTAGACTTCACATATGTAGTGAGGGCAGTTAACCTTTTATCTAAATCTTCAATATCTTTCATCGTGTATACTCTATTAGAAGTATTCAGTATTCGTATGGCATTTTTTCCACGAACACTGGTAGAGTTGCCAGGTATCAACACATCGGCAATCTTATATAAATTATTCAATTCTAATGGAGCCGGTTTATCACTTTCATCACCACTGATTAGTAGTGTATCGCCATACTCGTTTAATACAACACTATCAACTCTCGACAGATAGTGTTCTATCGTGCTATTGATCACACTATTGACAGCAAGCATTCCAGTATGACTGCCTGCGCCCGGAAACTTCTCTCGAACAAGAAGACTATCTGCATCAGCTAAAGCCATGTAACTAGAAATTAGTGAAAAATCAGACGCAGGTTCTTTTACTGACTGCTTATATTTTCTAAAGTCATACAAAGTTAAAAGATCATGAGATACGCCATCATCTGTAGTATAATTTCTTAAATATTGTTTTGCTGATTCTGGATAACTATTCGCAGTCAGATAGCCACTGCTATCGATGTTGTCTAGTTTAAGACACTTCAACTCTACTATTAAATTATTTGCAGAAGGTGCAGTCTCTCCGCTTCGTAATTCTATGTAAGAAGTATCGTACATGGTATCTGTCTGATTGTTGACAAGGAAAAACTTAGATGTGACATCAGTTAGTGAGTCGGGATTGTTCGTTCCGTCACTGCTAACTAAAATCTTTTCTATACTAACTACATTAGAATTTCCTAAAGTAGCACCCCTAAATGCAGAGTCATATTGAGTTTTAACGAATCCACTAACAAGCACTAAATCATCATGCGTTTCACCAATAGTGGTTTGATCGTAATAAACAATAATACTAGTAGGTGTGCCTGCAGGGAACCTTACTGTCATTCCAGTAAATACTCCACTTACATCTTTACTAGCACTTACTAATATGGGTCTGTAGATTCTAGGTGTTTGCTCACCCGAAGGAGTTGCAATACCAAATACATTATCATTTGCTATAGGTTGACTTACGCCTGCATCAGCATTGATTACCGCATCTACATTATTACCTTGACCATCGTCAGCTAACGAGACACCAGATTTTCTAACCCTTCTCGTAATAACAGTATTGCTAACAGACTTAATAGACTCTGCTCCTATGTCAAAAAGCATAGCACTCTTTGTCTGGTCGAACAACTTACCACTATTGGTTAATGATAGCTTGTTGCCTACATACGAGCCTGGGAGCGAATCTGCTATTGCTGTTGGTACTGCACTTTCTTGACCCGCTAATTTTCTAACATTAAACACATAGATTCTGCCCGCAGTAATATTTGCGATATTACATGAACCAATTTTAGTCGATCCATTATACAGGTCATAATCTCTACTAATGTCTGTCTCAGTACCATCGTTAGCCGAATCTACTGAGTTGGGGCTTTCTAGAGGATGAATCGGTTGAGCATTTGTAGCATTAAATGTAAAATACTGTCCATAATTTACACCAGTAGATTGATTAGGTTTTGTTTGACTACTCACAGTAGGGCTTAGTGGTAATTGTATTTTGTTTCTATTGGTAACTTCTCTACCATAAACATACGCCTTACCGGGCATTACTTCTACATTTGGTGTACCATTTGCATCTTTTACTAGTTTGGAATTTAATCCAGAAACGACATAGTTACCAGACTCATCATAACGTCTTCTAGCATTTTCATCACTAATCGCATTATATTCTGTAAACTCACGAATACGAATAGGGTTACCACCGACATATCTAATTAAAGCAAAAAAGTTTTCTGGCTCTGAGTCAGTTGCGTATGTTACTAGTGTAGGCACTAACTGCAATCTATCAGCGCCCGGAGCATTTTGATTATTAAATCCAGATGCATTATCTAGAAGTGAAGAATCTTGATTTGAGTCAATAATGTTTTCTTTTACGCTGAACCCAACAGAAACATTATTTACAATAGCAGAGTTTGTGGGGTCTTGACCGGGTATATCACTATATCTAGTTACAATAACAATTTGTTCATCGACAAAGATAAAATGACCTTTTTGATATACAACACCCTCTTCACAAGAAACAGCAAAACATTTACCAACATGATCAGAACTTTGTGCAGGAGGGTTTTGTGTAGTTAATACTAATTCTACACCATCAACAAGTACTGGTGAACTTTCTCCAGTTGGGTTGTATACTCTTAATGTTTCGCCTTTACCAAACTGCTTTGCGCCTGCAGTTATCTGCGATGTAGATGCATTATCAGAAAATCCAATGTAGTTAATAAAGAATGTTTTTAAGTTAGGTGCTTGTGTTTCGAATCCATTAAGACCCTTTACGATTTCGGCTTTAAGTCCACTATCCGAACCAACTAAGATGTATCTACTTTTTTCACCTGAAGTTGCAGTAGCAAACTCATTGTATAAAGATGGGTCAGTAAACCCGGGTTGATCTTGCAACTTAACATAGTTCAAGTCATCACGAGAAGTCAAGTTAATGCCGCTGATGATAGTACCTTCTTTATACACATTTGAGCCAAATCGCTCAACTTGCTTCTGTAGAATAGTCTGAAGCTGAGTTAACTCTCTTGCTTGAACAGCCCTAGCAGGCTTGAACAAAACACGGTTAAACTGTTTCGCCTCATCGAAATCATCGTAGTACGGATCTACATTTAAATCTTTATTGATACCCATGTTTTATACTCTTTCCTTAAAAATCAAACGTGAACTTTATTTTTTCGTTTTTAGTGCCATTTCTTGTTATTGGTGAAAAATCTATAAAATGTAATAGTTCTCCAGAATACACATCATACTGTCCATATGTAATGGATTCAGCTACTTTATTATTTATACTAGTCGTAGATGTAGGTGTAGACTTAACATAAAATATACCCTTCTGGAAATCGTGCATAAAGTCTCCATAATAATCTACCAAGAATACTTTAGTTTTTTCAGCCACTGCGTCATACACGACATCATGTATTCTGGCTTTTACCACTTCAAATCGATAGTCGTAATCGTTAGCAGAAGTATCAACTGCGCTTCTAACAAAAGAAACTGTACCCTTTGTAGTATCGGGTAAACTAATTGTTGATGTAGAAGTAAACTCTGTTCCAACTTCATTTGAAGTTGCGCCTATTGACTGCCACTGTGCTAAAGTCATAGTCTCTGGTGAAGGGTCAACTATTTTGCAGATTATACCCGGACTTAAATCTTTGACCCCTACAGTTTCGATAAACTGTTCGATATAGTCATTTTGTTGACCACCACCCGAAAGTCCACTTGCACTAGAGTATAGCTGATAGTGATTTCCGTCTAGCTGTATTACTGTTCTATTATCAAAGTCTCCATCAGTAGGTGTAACTGGATTACCAGAAGAATCTGAAAATGTTGGATTTTTAAGAAGACCAACAACAGAATATGTGCTAGTGTCTGGAACATAAGCGGAAGATCCCTGAAATACTGTAGCTATAGTCAACTTACTCATAGCAAGTTCATTGATTGGGTCTGAACCATGTCCACCTTTAGGGGAAACAATTGCACGAAGAACAGTTGGATTGTCTCTTACAGAAGTTGATCCCTTTAAGAAAGGTGGGTATACTACCTGCGCCGTTGCAAACTTATACTTAGTTCCTCTAGAATCGAAAGCAATATTTTTTAGTGTTCCATGTTCATCTATCTTACCGTATGCTTTACATCTTTCTCCACCAACCTCACTTTGACTAATCAATATCTTTATCACTAACTGATATATTTGTTGAGCAATAAATGTGTCCTCAGTTTCTACACTCAGTGTAATTTGATTAGTATCTGACGAGGTTGTTGACGCAATAACATCATATAGTTTACCAGTATTTTTATCACGAAGATACATATTCGCATACGCATTTGGATCAGTATAAAGAGTTCTTCCACTTATAACTGTAGTACTAACAACAACATTTCTGATATTACTGCCTGATGCAGAAGTGTCTGGATTCACACAAGTAACATCAGATGCGTCATTTATGCTATTTGCAGGACCGAAAAGATATTGATTGAATTGACTATCAAGTGTGCTTTCTATCGCAATTCTAGAAATACTTTCTTTTGCGTTAAGAACTACTTGTTCTTCACCATATCCACCTGCACCAGTAACATACTCTGGTAGTGGTAGACTATCTGCTGATCTAAATTGTTCAGCATCATCAGCAGTAACTGTAAACATCTTATGCCATACATACCCATCAGAGCCAGTAAAGAACTGATAGTTAGATGAGTCTGTTGCGCCAACAATGTCGGTTGATGGTGCGCCATTATTATTATCGATACACTTTAGAACTATAAAACTACCATTATCTAAACTAATAGTAACAATCATATCGAGCGTCTCAATGTCTTTTGTGTCATCAAACGCATCATAAACTCTACCCGATGTCCAGGCATTTTCTAAAAACATATATCTTGCGAGGTTAGTACCTGATGATCCACTTTGACCACCACGAGTCACCACATCTATTTTTGTACCAAAAATTGCTCTTCTCTGAAACTCTCTCTTAGAGAATTGCGTATTACTGATAGGACCACCTGCTCGATATTCTGAAACAGTTTTGGCAGTAGATGCCACAACATAGAAGTTGTCGTTCTCTAGACTTTTATATAAGTTTTTAGTCGTTTCTGTTTTAAAATTTTCTGTTATAATTTTAGTCATTTTCTTCTCGATCTATTAAGAGCGAACCTCTTTAGTACTAGTTCCTATTATGTATGGGTACGCTGGCGTACTTAAATTGTTATCTGCATATGTTAAGAAATATGCGTATGTTCCGTTTTTAAAATCAGGCGTTATACAGAACCTACCATTATGCTCATCCAAAACATCTGAGGCAGAATCTGCGACATGAACATAATCTTCCACATAAGCCCCTGCCGCTAAGTCGCCTCTACCTTCGGGTAAAATTTCTTTTTCTTCGTAACCACTTTTCATTCTAATTACACTACTTGTTGGATCATTTGCATCTGAATATCCAAAGGGCCCATAAATTGGATATCCATCTAGTGCAAATCCAACTATTTTAGAATGTCCACCAGTAAAAGTGACAGCGCCGTTATTATCTATTTCTTGCGGGTGAGCCAGATAGTTTCCATTAAAGCTAGTGTTTTTATAATATGGGCTAGCATCTCTAAGAGTCTCGTTGTTAGTAAAACCATTAACAAAGAATGCGTTACCTCTATATCTATATTCTATTTCTTCACCTTCTGATGCTCCATCACATAAATCAAATGAAAATCTAGTAGAATTAAGAGGGCTTTGAGAGTCCCATGTAAGCCCAGTACCTGCATCTTCGTCATCTTCCCAACTTATCTGCACTGCTGAAGTATAAATGGGAACTCCATTTAATGTAACACCAACTGGTTCATTTAATTCTACAGGTGTTGGAGTACCTGGCAAAGTTTCACGATCACCATTCGATAAAATTTTACCACCCTCACCGCCTCTGTAGTTTATACTATAGACTTTACTCTGATCGGCTATTTCTGTATTTTGACCAACAAAAACCCTGTTTCCAGAATTCACTGGCTGACCCAATACATCTACGCCAGCAAAGGCTGGGTATGGATCACCATCAGTAGTAATTTTTATTATAGCCATTTCATTTAACCTATTGTGTTATCGTTCCTGATTCTACAACTGTAGAAACTTTAATTATTTCAGGGTCTCCACCATCATCACCCTGATTAGTCTCAAACACTTCACCATCTATATCAGTTATTGTTATTTTCTCGAAAACATATCCCTCTAAAAAGCCTGCTGTAAACGATAATACTGCTCCAGTAGCATAGTCACCGAGTTTGAAAAAGGTGCTGTCTGCGGCTTTAGCAATAACTTTATAGTAATCAAGCGGTACAACTGCTTTTGTTGTTTCGTGTGTTGCGGCACCAGAAACTTTAACGATATCGTTAACTGCAATATTAGTGAATGGGTCTGGATTCGCAGGGTTGACAGAGACAACTCCATCGGAAGCAAGTTGATACTCAGTACCCGCTACAGGCACATTAGTATTTTCAATAAACCCTGACGCAAGCAACGAAACTGTGTTAACATCGTAGAAATTAATTTCAACTGATAGATCGCTATCTACATCACTGTTACTATTTATCAAAGATGTGCTAAACATTTTTGTACCCACAACACCTACAGTATCTTTAACTAGAGGAGTGTATAAGCCTGGGTCAATGATAGATGCGATATCATACGAATACTCTTGATAATAATCATTGTCATGTAGTCTTTGTCCAGAGGTGTGACCCAAGAAAGAGGAATTTGTCTTCCATCTACCACCAGTATTACCCATTCCTAGAGTTCTAACATTTCCAGTTGCAATAACTTTATTATAACTATCGCTTGACGGGTTTAAGTTTATGATATCTACAGTTGCATTGTCATCATACTTATATCCAGTATGTGTTATTTTAGCATCCAGTAATTGTCCACTACTAAATGAAGCTGAACCTAAAATGTTTGCATTCGCACCCATAGATTGCGAAGTTTCATCTTTTCTAATCATAGATATATTTTTATCTACAGATCGAATGTTAACAGGAACAGATGTGTCGAAGCCATAAAAACTCATTGGTCTAAAGTAATAATCCTTACCAAGCTGTTTTAAGAATCGATGTTTTGATTGATACTTTTGAGTTTCAATTGCAAATGTAGTCACACTATTTCCATATGGAACTGCATCAGTCACTGCTGTTGTACTTATAGCCAATCCTGCAACATCTTCAGCACTTAAATCATTAACGGAGTCAATCGCTTCCGATGGAAGAACGATCTCTTGTACTATCATTTCGTTAGGTTCTAATGTAAAATCTGCGGATTCAAAATTAACTATGACATCTTTCTTGTCGAATCTAGCAATTTCTTCATTTAAGACTCTAACTTGTGTGTCATTTTCGTAATTGATGCCTGGTTGATCATTGCTTATCTCGCTTATAGTGCCTATATCAAATGTGATTTTTGTAAAGGCTTCTCCAAATGGGGTGTCTATATTTTGCAATCCACCATTAAGTGTACCAGTCATCTCGTATTCAGCATCACCATATCTGTCATTGGGGTTTGCTGTACTAGGGTCGATTAGTTCTCTATAGTAGTCACCAATTTGATCTCTTATTATACTAACAGTTTCTTTATTCGAGATACCAGTAATATTAAAGTTTGAAGATTCGTTTAACGCACTTATCTTTGAACACTTTACTGGTTGAGAGTAATCACCGTTCAGATATCCAAAGAATTTGGTAGTAGCGCCTGGTTCTGCGGGCAACACTCTTTGTTCGTCAGAACCACTTATCAATGGATTACCAAAAACACCACCAGAATTGAAATACTCATTAGCATTGGATGCATTAGAAACACCAACAACATTTAATATATCTAAGCAGATACCTGTTCCACTAACAGAGTCTGGCTGTGGGTCAGTCGCTGTAAATCTAACTGGAGTGGTTTGACCACCATTAGCATGAACAGCAGACACATCTATAACTTTTCCTGTTCCAGTTACAGTTGGCTGTGGATTAGCCGCTTGAAACTTAACGCCCTGTGTAAAGTCTGTTCCAGTAACACCCACATCAGCCCAATGTTGTAAGGTAGTAGTTCCGGGGTCTTTAATGATGTATGTTCGACCAGGCACCAAACTATCTACATCCAAATCAAAATCAGTTATGTTTGTAAAGTCTAGACCAACAGAAACCCAGCCTGCATAAGAAGTTGTACCCATGTCACTAACAATATATTCTCGCCCAGCAACCAAATCTTTTACAGAGAGATTATATACACTGTAGTGAGCATAATTATTACTTGGGGGTGCAGAGTAAGATGTTCCTATTGTCAACTTAGGTAAAATACGATTTTCTGCTAGATATCTAAACCATCTACCATAGACTTGTTTGATTGGCGAGAAGATAGCATCGAATCTAGCTAGAGTTGAGGGTACTACAACACCACTACTAAGTTCAATTACATTTGTATTCAGTTCACTAAGTTTAGAGTTTGTGAATATAAAGTCTTCACCTGCTATTCCTTTAGTTGCACCAATCTTAGCCCAATCACTTGCTGTTAGATTTGTGCCAGGGTGAACGATTGTGTATAGTTGACCATTGTCCAGTTCAGATAATCCAAGATTACTATCAAATCCAAACTCAGCAGTAACTGGAATAACAGGAGATATAGTTGGAGTTCTATCAATAACATCAGTACCACTTTGTGCGCCACCACCTGCTAGATTCATAGTTGCGTCAGAAGTTGATAACCATTGATCATTATCACCATTTCCATCATCAATACCATTATTGATAGCAAGAAGATAGCTAGACATTATATTAACATCTGATAGTGTAATATCAGTAGCAATAGAACTTAAATCACCAATGCCAGCAGTACCAGTGAAATTACCAAGTGCGCCTGCACCATAAGAAGACTCTTGTTTAATAACTTTAGTAAGTCCAAGATTTGGTGTATCAAATGTCGGCGCTTGACCTTGACTAAGTTGATATGCGTTAAAAAAGGAATCATAAAGAAGATTTCTTAATGTCACACCGTTGTAGTTCCAAGTCTGACCAAGAAATTCAAATAGCCCAGTCTTATCTGCTTTTGTTTCAATATAAAGAAGTGGATGTTGATAATCAATAACTGTAGCTGAACCAGTAATACTATATTGTGTAGCAGGTCTATCATTCGTATATGTCTCTTGTCCATCGTATGTTACAGTAGACCCAGGAAACACAAGTGTATCACCTGCTTGAATGGGAGTAGTTATTTCTTCGTCTACTACAAGAACTTGATTACTAATACCAACATCTTGTACAGTAACAGATGTAGAACCTGGCACTATGTAACCAAATCCACCATCAATAATTTTATAGTTTATTGATCCAATTTGTGCGCCAGATACTTCGCTTACAATACCCTTAGCACCAGTACCATCTTCTCTTGATCTAAACTCTACTATATCACCAACACTCTGCTCAGGTAATCGATTGCCATCATTGACCACAATAGAACTTAACGATCCTGATATTAACTTACCGACATTTCTAATTGTATTATTACCATCTGCATCTGCGCCCAATACTTCAAGTGCATCATCAGACGAGAATCTACCCTTTAGATTTGATAGATAAACAACTGGAGTTAAAGCGCCTGAAAAGTTTACAAACACGATGTCATCAACAAACGCAGAAGCAAGAGTCAGATCACCAGTGATGGTGTTACCTCTTTTTATGGGATAATCATTTACATCATATACAGTAGTCATCTCAAGGAACTCTTCACCGCCCCAAATAGAATCAGATGGTTTTAGTATAGAAGAACTAGGATAGACTACTTCAATGTCTTCGTTAAAGAATAATCTAAACAATAACTCAAGAGATTCTTGTGATCCTTTTCTTGTGTATAGATCATCGATATGTTTGATAATAAAACGAATATCAACTGCTGGGTCTGTTTGAAGTGGAAGATCATTAAGGTGCTTATTCTTATAATACACCATAAACGAAGTAAGAGTAGTATCAATATCTCTTAGTTTGGGAATGTCACGATCCATCTTCTCGTCAAGATGCTTATAATAAGCCTCAACAAAAGATATTAGAAATTGACTATTCTCTTTATAGACATCAGGAAACTGACTTGTAATGTCGGAATAGATATTGTCTCTTATCGCAATTGGCATACTTTATGATTCCAATGGAGTTACATTAACTGTTACGTCTTCACCACGAATTACAATAATACGATCCTTTGGTGGTTTGATATCTTTGTTTACAGTATTGGCAGTAAACTTGATTGCATTATTTGCAAATGAATCTACAGTAATAGCACTTAGTTTAACAGCACCAGTAGCATAGTCAATTGTACCAATCGAAGGCTGAAATACATCTTGAGTATCAGTACTAGCAGTCACTAGCATAATGTTACCATTACCATCATCTTGTGCAGTTACAAGAGAGCCACTTACAGTAAATGGTGTTGATATTACAGAAGGCTTAAATGAAGTAAAGCCTAGTGTAGTGTCAAATGGATATGGTTGTACTAACTGTGCTTCAAACGAGAAAGCAGGAGAAGCAGATACGCCTAAGTCTGGAACATACTCAATGATAGGCTTACTTACAATATCAGTCGATACAATAGAAGTATCAACAGCATCCAGATAAGCCGCTAGTCGTGATTGTCTCAATGTCTTATTGAAGTCATTAAGATTAGTATTTTGATAAGTGATAACAGCGGCATTCACTTCAGCCTGTATCTGAGAAGCACTCTTGGTAGTAACATTAGGATCATATGTAACATTAATCACACTACCAACAAAGATGAACTTAGCAATTACAAAGACAGGCTCAATCGTAAGTGGAGTCTTATCTCGTAGATAGCGTTTAAAGTTAGCAATCTCATAGTCAGCAACACCCTCACCACCAACTACGTCAACAGAGATAATCACTTTACCAAACTGTGGGGGTGTTACCTCGTCTCCACCATATACAGAGATTGCTTGAATGTTAGGAAAACGAGAACGCAGTAGAGTCTCATAGTCTTTTTTTGTAATTGCTCTCTCTTGTATCTGAGCCGCCTTTGGAGCAAAAGTCCGAATCGAGTCAATGTCTTCTGATGCTCTTCCGCCCGAAGACTGAGATGTTACTTCAATCACTATTCCAGAAGCGCCGCCAAAAGCGCCCAAAGTCAATGAAGTCACGCCGTTAGCGGGAGCGCCGGCAGTCAGTCTATACGTTACTTTTATATTATCAGTAATTGTTGGTTGTAAACCAAAGCGATTTTCACCAAACTGTATCGAGTACTTGCTATCGTTCTCAGGCTGTAAATAGAATACCTTATCTGTAGCTTCAACGCCATAGATATCGCTTCTATATGTGTATGACTCACCATTTACAGTAACACGAATACTACGAGTATCAACTGCTTCATTAGATAGTACAGCATTTGAAGAAGATATACTTTCAGTAAAGATACGCCCTTCGTATGCTTCTAAGTCAGCGACAGTATATAGGCTTGAGTTTGTTGCACTCTTTACAGCAGTATATGCTTTCTCTGTAATGAAGTTATATGTCTTATTACCACATCTACCAATAAGTGTTGTGCCTTCTGGTATCTCAAAGTAGTTGCTTGGATTATTAGGATATGTTACACTGACATTACACTTGACCATAGCACTACGTCTTGAAGTAGGCAGATAGTTAAGTTCTTTTGCATGAGAGATAACACTATTACGCTGTGTGGCACTATCCAAAAACATTTCAGATATTGCTAGATTGTAATAGTATGTGTTATAGAATGTATTGTATGATAGTACATCTAGCAGTACATTCATGTTCGAACCTTCATAATCAAAGTCTTTAAACTGTGATTGATTCTTTAGAAATGTCTTGAGTTCTTCTTTTGTTGCAAAGAAATCAGGTGCCTGTACTGGTGATATATCTGTCATTATCTTACCCTACTAAGATCGATTGAAAGTGATGAGTCTCTGTTACTATTTATTACGCTAAAAATAATCTGCACTGATATAGCGTTACTATCTAAATTAGCTTCTACTATAACATCTTTTACATCACAGCGAGGCTCATATGTTCTTATTGTTGTTTTAATATTCTCTTTTAATATAAGGGCAGTATTTGCAGTCATGTTCTCAAACAAAGACCCTCGTATATCACACCCTATATCAGGCTGAAACAATCTTTCACCACGATCAGTCATAATGAGATTGCGTATACTATCTCGTACAGCATTCTCATTTATTCTACGGGCAAGGTCTTTTCTACCTGGGATCTGTTCTAGATTTGATCCAAAGTCTGAAAAGAACTCAACCGGTCTTGTTCTTGGTGTAAGTTTTGATGCCATTTTTATTCCCTTTATAGATTATTTATGCTATATTACAAGCGTTTCTTTTTAAAGCTATCAATAGCGTGTTCATCTAATAGCAATGCGTTTATCGTTAAATCTTCACCACTAAACCCTTTCTGCCAACCTCTACGAGGACCTAGATCAAGATGTAGATGTCCAGTATATATTCCAATACCAGTAAAGCCTGCTCTACTAGCGGCAACTACAGTGTCATCTCTATTCTTAGTGGTAACAAATATGTCAATAGCAAAGCCAGAGTTATGTGAGTTCATTGAAGTACCACCTACAGTGTCTTTATCAGCACGAGGCACAAATGCTTGCTTGACTTCATATGACTCGCCTGTCTGTGCAACAACACGAAGTAGTCTAGCCCATACACTACTGTCTATCTCTTTCCATCCCTTACTTGTTTTAACAGGCTCACTAAATGTGATGTTTGATCCAAGACCAGATTCACTCAGACCAAAGATAGCATTATTCTCTTCTTCTGATGCATTAGGTCTTGTTATAAAGTCTGCATTTCTATTAGAGGGGCTTACATTCTTATAGGTATCTTCTACTTTCTTTAACTTATCTCTTCGTGTTTCTTCACTCACTCGTATAGCACCATACTTAACGGCTTGTTTTGTATTCTCTGCACTCTGTGATTTAAGTGCTTTTGCGTTTGAGCCAATACTATTTGCCATCTTGTTAAGTTTCAATGCAGGCGCCATTAACTTAGCTTGTAAGTCTTGAGCAATTTGACATAGACGAAACATTACATTAGCAATGTTCTCGGGCGTAAGTCTCTCAAACTGACCGGCTAGATTTGTTATAAGTGCTTCCATATCTGCTAGAATAGACTTTACACTTGCGTCTTCAAGATAGTCATTTATCTGTTGCATTGTCTTATTCAACTTCTTCATAATAGCAGAAGCGGCACTCTCCATACCTTTAAGAGTAAGAAGTACAGAGCCAGCGGCGGCAAGTGCTAGATTCTTTGCCTGATTCACAGCACCTTCTATTACATTTTGTAGTATCTGCATTAATGATTCAAGTACACTACGTTGCTTAATACTCTCAATTAGCTTGAGTGGGTCTTTCTCTAATAGATTTGTTAGTTGGTCAATCTGTGTACGCCCTGCTTTTACTACAGCAAAGGCTTTAGTGAGATCAGCAAGTACATCGTTATATGCACCACAAGCAGAAGCAGTTAGTTCTTGACCAATGTTAATCGCAAACTGAAAGTCCAATGCCTTAAATGTACGATATAGCAATACAGGCAATATAGTCGTACTACCACCTAGTACAGACAATAACTCAGTTCTTGATAGTCCATCATCACTACTAAATGTTTGTTGTTCTCCAAATGGACCTGGGCCTCCACTTGTACTAATGTTCGAAGTATCACCACCCAGTATAGATGTATTTCCAGAGCCAGTGTCTATAGTAGGTATACCTGAAGTACCACTACCACCAACTCCAATACCATCGCCTGCTCCACTACCACTACCAGTACCTGTAGCACCAGTGCCTGCTCCACTACCAGTGCCTGAAGTACCATCGCCCGTGCCAGTACCTGTCGTACTTCCTATATTTGTTGTCGTAGTACTTGACGAAGTGGGCAAACCTGTGTTATAATCATCTAGTACCTTCTGTAATTCTGTTACATCCGTGTTATTATCAAGAGTAAACTGTGCTATATCAGTGGGGGTGATTCTTCCATCCTCGCTAACTTTATTTGCTAGTGATGGAAAATCGTCAAGTGGGGTGTTTGCAAGCGCATTATTAAGACCATTTGTAAGATTAATAATGGCATTTCTATCCACACTATCTAGTGGATTAGTCGTATTTACGAGTGTAGATAGATCAAGAATAGCGTCAGCAAGAGCAGAACTCGTTACATTTAGCGTTTCATCTGCGTTTTTACTACCCAGTGGCGTAGTATTATCACATATAGTACTCATTCTAATCGTCTCCAGTTGGCATAATGCCCGTAATAAATGACTTCAATCTTTTAATAATAGCTTTTTTCTTTGCTTGACTCTTAGGTAAAGTGCCTGGTGACATAACAGTTGCGACTTCTGTCGTTGATACCTGGGCATCTTTTAAGTCTTTTTGCGCCCCTCTTGTAGAGTCAATAGAACTAATTGTACTGGTAGCAGCCTCTTGTGTACCATTACCAAGTTGTACTGTAGCATTCGAATCTAGGTTCGCTATATCACTTGATTTCATATTCAGAGTACCACCAGAAGCAACAATATCGACTTTCTGTGCTGTTAAATTTGCTATAGTTGTGCCTTCTAGGCTTAGTTTACCACCCGCTTTACCCGATAAATTCACCCCCGCATCAAGATGAATGATGTCTGGAGTGTTAATTTCGATGCCATGATGATCGGCATCTGCATAAGGTATTGTCTGTTCTGACACTGCCGGAGTGCCTTTACAACTGATTTTAGTGTATGTTTCGCTGAACATATTGGTCTTATAGGTGTCAATATGAAAGTCTCCAGAGAGTGCTTGTACATAAAAACCACCTTTAGTGTCGTCATCTCCAGTCGCAAACTTCATATTACCCTTAGCACCTACGTTAATATCATCGCCTGTGGCAAGTACAGAGATGCCATTTGCACTCATATTTGTCTTCACCCCAGCATGAAGATTCATATTAGAGCGGGCAGTGACGTTAAAGTTCTCACATTCAATGTCTAAATCACCACTTACAAACACCTTACCAGAGCCAGTTTCGACCTTGAGTGACCAATCTTCTTGTACATTTGTGTGTGAAGAACCTGTAACATAACTTGACAAGACCCCATCAGTTGTGTTATACTGATCACCAAAGGACTTAATAAAGATAGTGCCGTTCGGATCAATCTGAAACACGGAGCCCGAACTGTGGGACATCAAAATGTAATCACTCGATTCACTCTCTGCTCCATCGCCCATGACAATAAAGTTATCACCATTCTTAGAGGCAAATACTCTATTATTTAAATTATTTTCGGGCATAGCAATAGGTGGCTCGTCAAACGTCTCTTCACTCAGTGCTTGTTCTATAAAGGATTCTTGTGATGATCTCTGTATGAGTGTCTGCCCTTTATCTAAGTCTTCACCGCCCTGATAGCGATGTAGTTCAGGCTTACCATAGTTGTGTATAGACTCTGGTGGTAGATAGCCATCTTCACCGGGTTCTCCAGTACCACCGGGCAAATTTAAATGCATACCTGGCAATCTTCCCATAATCATAGGCTGTTGTGCTTCTCGCCCGTCTACAAAGAAACCAAATACCCAATCACCAATCGATGGAATGACTGGCGACACACCATAAGAACCATCTAATACAGTTGCCCAAGGCAAATGAGCAGTTGGAACACTATCTTCGACATCAGAAGAAACACGAGGCGGATGTATACCAAACGCTCTGACTCGTACTCGACCTGCATTTGTTCTATCATGAGTATCTTCTACAACACCCACAAAGTGCAACATATTATTAAATCCACCTGCCATTACTTATTCCTCATCGTCACATAGATACTGTAAGTGATTGATATCACTAAACAAATTCCAAGAAAGTTATTCCATTCAAGTTCCATTAGGTATATCCGCCCTTTGTAATCTGTATTGATTGCTTATGTAAATCGTCACTAAAGGTAGATGATATGCCTGTCACAATATATCGACCACTTCTCTCATGGTCTACTTCTCTATTGCCGCTGACTGTATTACTAATCTTATATAGTTCAAGATTAATTACCCTGCCTGGATACAGCTTAATACGCCCATTAATCTCCAGTATCATAGAGTTAACAGCAAAGTGATAGTCCACAATAGGCTTTGCCGTATAGTTCTCATAGAAATGCTGATAAGGCTTCTTCATATTCTGTTGCCCTTGGCTCTGCCCGATCTGAGGAAAGTCTGTCAGTAGATACTCCTCAGGCGCCGTCTCTTGCCCCATGTATCGATCAAGAAAGGTCTGGCTGTGCGTTAGCTTAATCTTCGAAGGGAACTCTTTGTCGCCGACTTCAGTAGAATAATCATACTGGCGTTCGATACGAGTCCTTGTCGTTGGATCAAGTTCGGTCACGGTACGCCGATAGGTCCCAGACTTCATATCTTTGAATGTATCGACCTTCGTGCCTAGATTGAAGTCGTTTACAGACTGTTGGGCAATTCTCTGCCCGGGTCCTGTGTTGTCTTCTAACGTGTTGTAGATAAAATAAAGCGGGTTTTTATCGTCATCGTTTAGGGCGTCTAAATCGCCGTATTTTTCGACCAGGTACTCAGGCGTACAAAAATAATACTTCTCTCTTGTCTCAAAGAATCTATATAATGCTGTTTTATTTCTTGTACTGTATGCCCTTCTACTTAAAAATTGCATTGCGGCATCGGCTTTAAGGTTTGGTATGACAAGAGTTTGTTCTCCATCTGTTTCTTCTATCTCTATCTCTTTATCATAGTCTTTATTGCCTGTTAACATAAAGGTATCATAGATATCTTGTACGATATCACTTATTTTTGTATTACTATAGGACTTTCTTATACCTTTTGAGTCGCCTTGTAGCTTTTGTACTGATGTGAATCGTACTGTATATTTCATCATTCTATCGTTTGTTGAGGCCGCTGGCTGAATATCTTCGATGGAATATAGAAAAAATTTGTGCGTGGCGCTTTCGCCATAGAAATCTGTGTATGTTAATTCAATTTCTTCTTCTCCAATCAACGGAACATCTTCTAATAGATTGTCGGATTCATTAATAATTGCGAAGCCCGAGACGAATGGGGAGTTCATTGACTCTGTGATACCCCAGTTAACAATGGTTTTTGTGACTTCAATATGTTCAGGCAGAGAGTTATTCTCGCTATCCGAATTAATATTCTCTTCTATGATAGGCTTTATCTTAAAAGATTTAAGCGTATAGAAGCCTGCGTTAGTAACATTATCCATCGTTTAATATGATCTCAAGTTGATCTTTAATTGTGGCTAGATAGCCCTTGTTAACTAATTTTATTTCTCGTCTTTCTTCATTAATATTAAATTCATAGTCATATGCTCGAACTGGATAGAATTCACGAGCAGGATTATCAATTGATGGCACAGTCAATATGGGTTGTAATGTAGCAAGAGTGGCGGCGATTGCTGAATATGTATTAGCAGTAACTTCTGCACCCACCACTGGTTCAAATGTACTATCATTTGTGAAGAGTCTCCATGCGGCAGTCGATAAATCACCCAGACTTTTAATAACATATGTCTCGCCAGCAACAACGGCTCTTGCTTCTATTGTTTTACTATTACCAAGAGAGACAAATGTTGCACGATTTGTTGTGACATCAGGATCATATTGGCTTTGATAGTATACAATATTAGATGCTATTTGATCATTTTTCGACCACTCAAGAACTGCATCGCCTGTTAATGCAGACTGTTCAGCGTATTGAGCAATAATATGTCTCTCTAAATTCTCTTGACTCTTAGGCCATTCGCTGTATGGATCAATAATATCATTTGACAATAATACTAACCAAGCAAGTGATGCATCATCGTAGTAATAATAAGCAACATCTTCAGGAGTGTCACCTTCTTCTACTGTGTATGACATATAATCTAATGCATTTTCTTGTACAAGACTGGTTAATTTAACTCTTCTTGTAATGTCAGCAATAGGGCTATTATTAAATGTTATGGTAGGAAAGTTTTTAAAATATGACATAATTATGAACTCGTTCTAAATGTTAACTTACTATTGCCCGGAGCCACACCACTTTCTATATCTTCTGCTGTGATGGTTGAATTGTTTATCACATCTTCCTTGAGCATTACCGTTTTAACTACCGATCCATCATCTTGAGTCAGAGAGACTTCTACTTCATCAGATGCAAGTTGATCTTCAAAATTTTCATTGGAATCATATATCTGCTCTGATGTATCAACAAATGATTGTTCGTTCTCGGCATCTTCTACTGCGCTTAATAATTGTTCTTGTCTTGCTTCTTCGTCTAATTCATCTAGATCGTTGTCAGACGCTGTGTGAATATATGCTTCATTAAGTGTCATTGTAATACCAATCGCACTTGGTTTACCACCTTTTAATGGAGCAACACCATTAGGTGAGTAGTCAATATTTAATTGTGAGATCATTGATGTCTTAAATTTAAAATAATAATTCGAATCGATGCCCTGTAAATAAATGTTTACCATCGCAGGGTATCTTAGAATGCCTTTATTGATTGCAGTAATTTCTGTCTCCAGACCACCAACAGCACTATCTGTTTTTGGTAGTACCATTGCTTGTAATGTACGAATAATTTTCTTTAAATCACGAGATTCTTTTTCACTTTCAGGTGATAATAACCACTCAAGTGAATGTACTTTGAGATCAACACCCTTGAATACAAGTGTCGCAAATGGATTTACTGCTGTACCACGACCTGCACCAATCGCATTTGTAATATCTGGAGCAATTTTTGACGCACCAACTGCTGTTAAAAAGCCTGCGGCATCACCAACTTTAGCGGCGCCTTCTTTTAATGCAGAGAAGTCACCAGTAAGAGCATCAGCGGCAGCCGATCCGGCTGCTTTTGCGCCTGAACCTGCTAACTTTACTAAATCCCCTGCAACACTGAGTGGATTACCACCACTAGCGGCAGCCTGTGCTATACCCTTCGCAATAACTCCAACCTCATCACCTTGAACATTAATTTTAAATGAGTCTTGAATTTGTTTTGGAAGTGGCAATAATATTTCTGCAATAGGAGTCTCAACTGCTCCTTTTGAGCCACCATAAGTGTACTCAAAGAATCGCATCAGTGTAGCGTGTGCGCCAAGATTTGCAGTAAACTGTAGAAGTTCATCAGAACCATTTCGCTTCTTTTT